TCAATGTTGCCGGCTGTTCGCAGATTCAGCCAATCGGCACCTTGATTAAAGTTGAGGCTCAGTGCCTGCTTGCGTTCCCAGACAGTTGTGCAGTCCGTGCTGATTAGCTGGCCCGGAAAGAAGTGCCGAACCGTGAACCCGATGCGGTGCCCGGTCGCACCTGTGATGGTGAATGGGCCGTATTGTGTTTGGATTGTCGGTGCCGAATTGTTGACCTGCTGGAAACCGTACATCAACGCCGTGTAACTACTAGTTGCCGTGCCTCCTCCCGATGGCGTTGTCACGTCCTTCTGCCACGAGTGGAACGCACCGGTTCGGATTGTGTCGCTGCCAATTTGGAAGATGAGCTGATGCGTAATCGAAACGGCCAGCGAGTTAGTTTGTCCTGGCGTCGGCACTGGCGTCGTCCAGTTTTCCATCCCAGCCGGAACAGGCAGTCCGGTAGTGCCGCTTTGATGCGTCCATTGGGTAAACCAGAATCCGCCGTTCGGCCAGCCTGTGAATCCAAGATAAATTGGCGATGCACTGTCAGCGTCAATTCGCAGCCGGCTGGTCTTGGTCGTCGGCGACGATGATGGTGCTGGGCAGATAGACTTGCAGCCGCTGCCGCTGATTTCGGTTACTTCATCCCACGGATCAGCCAGCGTCGGTGTAGTGGCAAACGACTCCGACCAATCTGGTGTCGCAAGCGGGCAGCATGGCCCACCGTTACAGCATCCACATCCAAGCAGACCGACCATAACTAGCTCGCGTAGTAGAGTCCGGAAACTTGGTCGAAGTCGATTGTGAATGTTTGGCCAGTGGCGACGGTGATCAGGTATCCCCAGTCGATGTATCCAATCAGTTCATCGTTTGTGGCCGTGTCGTTGTAAATAATCGCATACCTAAACGAACCGCTGCCAAGGTTTCCACCGCTGGCCGTCCACGAAACGTCTGACACGATCAGCGTATACAAGCCGCTCGATTGCCCGCTGGAAGTCTGCGAGACCTGCTTGTTGTTCTGCGTGTAACCGTTGGCCGTCGATAGCTGGCCGGTCACATTAGACAACTGAGTCCAGCTCAGGCTGGGCGCGTCGCTGGTCAAAATTACCCGCAGCGTATCCGAGTTAAGGTTGTGAACCTTGTGCCTGCAAGCTGCCTCGAAAGAATAGAACTTTACAAGTGATGGCATTTAATTATTCTCCTTATGGGATTGGTGCCGCACCGCCCGAATACAGAACCTGACCACCGGCACCGATGCCGGTTACTGGCGTCAGTGTTCCCGTATCAATCGCATCCCCAACCGTTCCGCCGCTGCTGCTGCCCGTGCCCGGTTCGAGTGTGCTGCCCTCGTCGTTGCAATCCTCGGCGATGATGTACCAACCGCCGTTAATCCACGCAGCGATGCCGAACCGGTCGCCGTTCGCACACACAGCCGATGTCGTCCAGTTCATCACCTTGATATCGGTGCCGCTGTCTTCAATCTGCTGCGTGGTCGCCGCTTCTTTCCATACGTCGCAGATGACGCCGCCAAGCAGTGTGCCGACTCGACCAGGTATGCCGCCCGATGGTGCCTTGATTAGCTTGAGCTGTACGGTCGTGGCCTGCAGGATTCGCGGCACCTTGTGCTGATACGTTGGACGCATCGTCCCGGCTTGGCCGTTCGTCTGCATCCAGCGTTTCATTTCGCGGATTGTCTTGATGTCGTCTGGCGTCAGGTCCATCAGCTAATTCCGAGCGGGGAAAAGTCCGTCACCGTGTACGGCATGTAGACCAGTTTTTTAGGTTCGTAACTTGGCCCGTCTGGCGTTTGGTATTTCAGCAGGCGTCCGTATCCGTTCAGTGCTTGCGGGTCCGCCGGCGGAACTGGAAGAACGTCGAAATTGATTAGCGTCAGCGTAGGCGTTTTGAACTGGACGATTGGCGAGTGTTCGTATTCGCCGTGGTCCGTTCCAAACCAATCATCCATATCGTCTGCAGTAACGGTTTGCAGTCCGCCTTTATCCTGCCCCTCGAATATCATTTCGTTGAATCCCTCGTCCGGCAGTTGGATAAACCACGTCTGCGGATTGTGCGCGAACACGACGCCACGCCGGAAATATAACCGGCCATCCCGCCAGTGGTCTTCCTTAACGATGTCGTTTATCAGAAGTGTGTTCTTCGGGAACGTGTACCGCAGCCGCTGACCGTCCTTGTCAGATTGCGTGATGGTGACTTCGGCATTGTTCACCGTGTCGAGGTAATCGTCCCAGGCTGCGTCCCAGTCCCGGTGCCACGACCAGTAAGTAATTCGCTTTTGGTGTCGCCGTTTGTTGACGTTCTGAATTGGGTCGTTTGCAGAATTGACTATCGGGGCCTCTACGCCAAACTGGGGAGGCGATAAAAACGGCGAAACTTGCCGACTCAAAAGCGGGTCAAGTTCGCTGGCCGCAGCATTCGCTGGAAACACGCCGATGAACTGTGCTGTCGGTGATTGTTCGGTAAACTCTTCAAACGCAATATCGACTCGCGGCACAATCTGTTCCGGTTCGTTTGCCGGCAAGCCATCGACCGTGCGTTCATACCGGGTCACGGCATTGGTGAAGCTGCAGATGACATCAAACAACGCCTTGGCCTGCGTGTCGCTGCGTCTGCGTGGTTGCCGCTGGTAGCAGTAGACGGGCTGAGACACGCCGCTGATTGCGTACTGGGTGCCGATCGTCGGCAGGCTGGCGTCTTGCAATGCCGCTGCCGGTCCCGATGCGTCTACCTGCCAGACTTCCGTGTAGTCGTACTGGAGGAAGCCGTCCACCAGCCGTTCAACAAGGTCTTGAGATGTGCGGTTTGCTGCCATTATTCGATTAGTCCCCTGCGTTCTGCGTCTTTATCCTGCGAGACTCGAACAAGCTCCTGCGATGCAGCAACTTGTTTCCGCAGTTCGTTTAGGATTTCAAGCTGCACTTGCTCCTGTGTCCCACCGGGATTGCCTTTTAATGCACTGCTGTCCAGCGATTGGCGTTGCCCAGGCGTCAATGAGAACTCGCTAAAGTTCGGGTCTAGTTTGCGGGCCTGCATAAAAAAGTCTGTCAAGCTGTCGGCATTCAACCGGCCTCGCATTTCTCGAACGAACTTGCCACGGTTGTCGCTGAACTGGACCATCCCCCGCTGCTCGATTCCTGCCATGCTTTCGATTTGCTTGACAATCGAACCGGCATCGTTTGCAGCCAGCCCAACCTGCGGAGTCCTGTCGAGGCTGCTGTTGACAAACTGAATCACCCTGACCATCTCACTCAGCCACGGCGTCAGCTCGACCGACAATTGCCGAATCAATCCAGTCCATGTGTCGGATAGTTGCTCGGTCTGTGTCACGAGGTTGCTAATGCCGGATGCTGCCCTGTCGTTCAACGTCATGCCGAACTCGTCCGCCGTCTTGGCAATGGCGTCGAGGTTTTCAAGACCACCACCAAGCAGCGTCGTCAATTTGTTTTCGTCGGTGCCGAATAACTTTTTAACCATCAGGCCCTTGCCGCCTTGGTCCGGCATCGAACTGATTTGCTGAACAATCATGCGGAACTGTTCAAGCACCGGCATCTTCGACAGCGCGAACATCGTATCCATTTCAAGTCCAAGTTCGCCGGCCAGTGCCTTGAACTTGCCCATGTCACGGGCAGACATCTGAATGTTTTGATTCATCGTCTTCAGTGCAGGGACAACGACATCCGCCGAAACTTCGCCGCCACGAATGAACGCCTGCTGCAGTCGCACTAGGTCATTAAACCCCATCTTTAAATCTTCCGCTGCGTCTGCAATTCCTTTCATGTTCTCGATTTCGTTTTTGACGTTGAATCCGAGAACGCCAACTGCAGTGGCAGCGGTTCCTGCTGCAACCTTCAATCCCTTTTTGGCAAACGAATCGATGCGGTCCAGCGTCTTGTAAAATTGACTGCCGGCCCGCTGGGCATCGGTCAACTCCTGCTTTACCGACTTCATTGCTTTGGCGTGTTGCTGAGCGGTAATCTTGCCCTTGTCGAGTAGGTTATTCAGCCGTCCAAATGCGTCCTGTGCCTTCTGCTCCGGCGTCGTGTCGCCCATTATTTTTTTGAGCAGTTGCACTTCCGATTTGGTGGCCAGCAATCCAGCACTGAATTGCTTGGTATCGGCGACCATCTTATAGCTGAGCGTGTGGATTGTCGTGCTAGCCATTGCCTAACCTTTGGTAGTATTCCAACGCTGCCTGCGGGTCCATTGCCCGCTGCTCCTGCTCGACCGGAAACCAGCCCTGCAGGTATCCATAAGCCCACCACTCGAACAACTGGTCCCGCGTCAGTTCATCGGCCACGGCATCTGCATCCAGCCGGCCATCAATTTCAGCCAGACGTAGATGCAGAAACCGCCGATGATTGTTCTTTAACCGTCTGATGTTTTTTTTAGTTTGGCCTCGATGTCTTCGTCCGACAGACCAGCCAGCGACATCGCCACATCCGCCAGCCGTGTGACCACCGCAGCCGGCATCTGCCGCATCGTCGGAAAGTCATCCTCGCTGAGGTACGGTTGCCCGTCGTCGCCAACAACGCACAGACTGACAATCTTTAGCCGTGCGTCTTGCTGCCGCTGCTTGTTTACCTTGTCGCCCGGTCGCAGCCACAAATCAAACTCCCGCACCCGTAAGGATTCGGGAAGTTCCCGCATCTTGACCAAACCGAAGTCCGGCACCTCGACCTCGACGATGCGGGACTGCCTTGCCGCTAAAAACTGCTCTCGATTCATCGCTGCTCCTAAACGTTGTACCAATCAAACTTGACCTTACATGCCGCCGTGTCTGCGATGGCAAACAAACTGACGCCGCTGCCCAGATAAAACGCAGCCTGACCGCCATTGGCAGACAAGCGGATTGCGTTTGCTCCACCAGTTACAAACCGCAGACTGACGAAGTTGGTCGTGTCCAGATTCGTTGCCACGACGTAGCCGGGAACGCCATCGCCAAATGTCACGGCTTCCTCACTCGTGCCGACATCCTGACAAACGCTGCCGGCACGTGCGGTCGTCTGGTTAAACTGTCGCGTCTGTGTGGCGGTCGTTTGTTTCAGGTATCCGTTCGTCACGGATGCCCCGATGGTAATACTGATTTCGTTTGCCATTAGTCGTCATCCTCGCTTTCCATTTCGATTGGTTCGGCAACGCTTGTAATCTGGTCCGGCTTGATTCCGAACTCCGTCTCGACCAGCACCTTTACCGCAGTCACAATCCACGGTTCCTGCGATGCCTGCCAGTTGATGAACTGGACGCGGTGATAAGGCGGGTCGCCGGTATAGCCGACGAGGCCGTAACCGTCCGCAATGATTGACCGCAGCTGCGGAAATAGCGGGTTGCCGTTCTTGTCTTTGGCCGGATGCGGTGCCAGCCGTACACGTTCTGCCATCTGCTCTGCCTCCGATTAGTTGCCAGCCGTGAATGCTGGCGGGGTGCCACCTGACCACTTAACCGACATCTCGCCGGTTTGAACTTGGTTTGTTTGCAGCGTCGGGAACTTGATGCGGGTAACGAGGCCGGTCCCGGCGTAGGTAGCCGCAGTGGTTCCGCCAGGTGCAACCGGCCAAGTGATGGTTACAGTCTCAGCGGTCGTGCTGGTTGCGTACCAGCCAGCGGTGCCGGCTGGGTCGAACTGGAACGTCAGGCTAATCTCGCCCGGTTCTTCCAAGTCGCCAGCCATGTAGGCGGGATTGGTGCTGCCGAGGTGCGTGATGTCGATTGCTGGCCGGCTACGTTCGCCGGGGTCGATGGTCAAGATGTTCAGCGACCGGCTGCTGGTTCCGAAGGTAATCGTTGCACCGTGGCCAGTGTCGATTCGTGTATTTGGCATTTTGCCCTCTCCTTAGCTTGTGGCTTCTGTGTACATGACGACGTAATCCCTGCTCACCCAATACCGTTTCTGTGCGGACCCGGCGACCGGCGGATCAAAGCCTCGCCGGTAGCTGACATTGCTGGTCACGTTGACGACCTTGCTGCTGCTGTTCATCGTGCCCCTAAACATCTGCAGGGGCGCAAGACGAACCGCCTCCGCAAGGTTATAGGCAGCGGTGCCCGTGACGCCGTAGCAATCGATTTGAATGCGGTTCGAGGCAATGCCGCTGATGCCGGTCAAGTGTTCGTTTGATTCGCCCTCAAAAATCTCAAGGATGATGAACGGCAGAACCGCCCCTTCCTTGGCGTCGTGCAAATAAATCCGTGCCGCGTCTCCGGTGCCGATCAGCGACGTAATCGCCGACTTGCTTTTAAGGTACGCTCGCAGGTCCGTTAGGATGTCAGGCATCAGCGTTGACTCCCGATTGCACGTTCCAGCGATGCGACAACCGCTTGCTGCTGCTGCGGCTTAGTTGAATCAACAGCCGGTGCCAGCCAGCGTTTGGCCTGAACGAATGTATTTCGTGTCGCCGGTTCCTTGTTCCAGTAGTGGGCTTTGTGGCCGAACTCCAGCAGGTGACTGTGTGCTGTCGTGTTCTTGCGGTCGCGGCCTTGCATGTGCGGTTCAATCTTCTGGCCGGTCACGGCAATGTGCAGCGTGCCATCGTTCTTGCTTATCATCTTGATAGCGATGCTATCGGCCAGCGGTTTGCGTAGCTTGTCCCGGTCCCGCTGTGCCTTGCTTTTCTTTTTTGCCGTTCCAGTCTTGTCGCTGCGTGGAATGCGTCTAGCAGCATCTTTTTGCACGACTTTGCTGCCTGCCCGTAAAGCATCGGCCAGTGCCTTATTGCGAACCAGCCAATCCAACCGCTTGAGATAATCTTCAATCGGCACGCCTTCGGTGATGGATGTTTCGATTGCCATTGCTTTAGCCATCAGACCACCACCTCCGTCACCTGCATCATGATTCTGGCGTTGTTGTCCATGCTCAGGCAGTTTCGGATTTCGTAGTAGGTCGTGGTCAGTGGTTGATACGCTCGCATATTCGGCAGGATTCCAGCGTAGTAACGCATTTCGATTACGTGCGTGACGGTCGCTTCAATCTGCCGGCCCCGATAAGTCTCACCGCCAGTCACCGCCGTAATGCTGCACGGCAGGTCACGCCAGCGAGTTGTCGTAAACGCCGGGTCGTCCGAGCCGTCTGCTGACGTTTCGTTGTAAATGTGGATGCGGTCGCGGTACTGGCCGGGCTTTTGCCTCACGGGTAGTTGCTCCGCTTCATACGGGCCAGCAGGTTCTCATACGCCTTGAATCCGCCAGTGATGATTTCGTTGCCCATCATCGTGCGTTCTTCAAAGTAATAGCCGATCAGCAGCAGCATCGCCTGCTTGAACATCTGCGGCACAGACCCACCATTGGCACCGTATCCGGCCACGTAGGTCACCGTGATGGCGTCCCAGCGGTCGTACGTTGACGGCCAAGCGGCATTGCTGTTTAGCCACACTCGCCGCCGGTCTGCGTCGAGGCTGTAGAGGCTGGCGGAAAATGTCTGCTGCGTGTTGGTTGAATCGTAGTAGACAATGGAAGTGATGCTGGATATTGGCCGGTAGTACAGTTGCCAATATTCTTCGTCGCCGCTCCAGTTGAATTTTTCCGTGACCGTGCGATTAACCATCACGACTTGGCAATCATGCTCGACCTGCTCGCGGGCCTGCTGAATCATGCTTTGCAAGTGTTCGTCGTGCGTCGTGTCAGCGTCTGCGATTTCGAGATGCTTTTTCACCTCCGACAACTGCAGCGGTTCCACCGTTGCTGCCGCTACCGTGATCGACTTGTCCGCTGTCCGTAGTGGTCCGCTTGCCGAGAATCCGCCCATTTCCAAACCTCTCCATAGCGTCAGCCGAACCCGGATACATCTGCACGACTTGACCGGCCTTGAATCCATGCCAGTCTTTGAGCAGCTCGACGTTGACCTGCTTAACCTGCTTTAACTGCACTTGTCACCTCCCAAGAATTGCTCCCGCCACTGTTCCGGATAGATGTGCTTCGGCTGCAAGTTTTCGTCGTAAATTGCGATCATCTCTTCCATGTGCCCGATGCGTGTTTCACAGTCCACCCAGACACGCCGCCCAGCTTCCCGAAACCGATTCCAGAACCAGATGTCGTCGTCAATCTTGGCGTCGGTCCAGCATCCTTCCGAATCCGGCCGCGACCAGAACCACGGCTTTGGCACGTCCCGCAACCGGTCCAGTTTGATGGCAGTCAGACCGAAGTGAGCTGTGGTCACTTCAATCGGCTCGCCCTGGTACTCGACCTGCGTTTGACCGCCGACCGTAAACAGCGGGATTTGCTTGCCTCGACGGCACTGCATCGCTGCCACCGCGTCGTACTTCTCGTCGCTGCACAAAACGCCAAGCAGGCGATGTACCTGCTGCACGTTAAAGCAACTGTCGAAGTCAACCGTGATGGCAATTTCAATGCCGTGTCCAATGGCGTCGATGAACATCCGCTGCATGCACTGGCCGTAAAAAACGCCGCCAGAAACAATCAGCGGAATGCCCGCCTTCTTGAATGCGTGGTCGATGACGTTCCGGCTCCAGACGCATTCATAGCGTGGTGCCGTCATAAACGCCGCGACTTTAGCTTCAATCTGTGTATCCATGCGTTCTGCTCCGCACTGATTGCCCGTCGTATGATTAACCAACCTTGACGTAATCGGCATTGTTGGTGTTAGCCGAAGCAGCGATTTCCTTTTGCAGGATGCCGACAACGGAAGTGAGAACCGGCCCATTGGTCGTGGTGTCCGGTGTCAGCCCGACTTGCAGGTAACGCTTACGTCCATTGAGGTCCACATGCAGCACGGCCTCAGCCGCGGCAGTATTGTCGATGGTGAACGCGTAGGTGCTGTTGAACGTGGCGAAGTTCGATGCTGTGGTGTCGTCCGATTCCTTGAGGGAAACGATGACGTTGGTGCTGTTGGTGTTCAGTTCCGCACCCACAGCAATGCTGATGGTGGCGTAATCGGCACCTTGGCAATCAAGGTTTGCAGTCCGTGCGGTAGTCGCAGCGGTAATCGGGGCGAGCAGCGTCGAGTAAACGCAGCTTTGCAGGGTCTTCATGTTCATATCCTTACAGGAAAGTTAATCAGGGGAAAAAGGCGGGAGCAGTTGCCCACTCCCGCCCGACGGTCCCAGGCGGAGCAGTACACCTGGATCAACTACTAGCTCGCATTGCACTTCACGCCGATGATCGGGCCGCCCACGGATGCGGTGCCGCGTTCGTGGCAATTGATGTCAAAACGTTCGGTCGCTCGGAAGTAGATGCTGTCGGTGTTGAAGCCGTAGCTGTTGTCTACTGCGATGCTGATACCACGCTTCTGACCCATCGTCACGGCTCGGCTCATGTCGCCGAAGTAGGCGATGAACTTGCCGGACAGGTCAGTCGTCGGTGCCCCGCTGTCCATTGCTTGGCAGAAGACGACCGGGTAGCCCATGAACGTCGGGCCGAATCCGGCATTAAAGTTGGCAGCGGTGTTGCCAGTCGATGCGAACGCCAGCCGCTGCATGACGTTGTGGTAGATGCTCGAGTGGCAGTACCACTTCGGCTGCAGGCCGGGGAGCTGGAGCAGCTTGCCCATCGCTTCCTCGAACGAGGCAATGGTGATTTCGGCTGGCGTGTCGATGTTGGTTGCGGTTTGAGCATAGGCACCAGCAGCCAAAGCATTCGCCAAGCCGACGATGCCGCCGTAGGTGTTGGTGCCGTCGCCGAGGAAGAGGCACTGGTCCTCTTTCACGGCAAAGCACTGGGCAACTTCCATTGTCAGCAAGTCGCCGAGGGCAACAACGCTGTCTTCCGGCAGTTCGCTGGACCAACTGGAGAACACCATCAGCTTGCGGGCTTCCAGCCGAATCTGGTCAAACGCCAAATCCGATGCGGTGACGCTGCTGTTTTCGCCTGCAAAATAGCCGGTGAATCCGCTGGCCCGGCGGGGAATCAACACAGGGCCGCTTCCCATCGGGTAAACGCGAGCTTCACGACGAGCTACGCCGTACTCTTCGACGTTGCGAATGATGGCCGATTCCATCACTTCCGGCACCAGATAACCGCCCTTGGTGTTGTCGCTGGTACTCATGGCATTCTGGATGCCGTGATTGGCCAGCCACGACTTGGCGGATTCGTTGCCCTGCAGGCTCAGCACGAACTGACCAGCGATGTAGGCTTCCTTGTCGGCGTTGGGGCCAGTAAAGGATTTGACAACCGCAGCCTTAGCCTTGGCTGGAACTTTGACGGCAGCAACGTTCAGTTCGCCGTTGGCCGATACAACTTCCTCGGCATCGACACCGGCAAAACGCTGGCGGGCGATGGACTTCTGCGCTGCTTCGACCTTTTGCATTCGGTCCAGCTTCGCTTCCAGTTCGCCAATCTTGCCGGGCTGGTCGCCCTTGCCTTGCAGCTCGTCGATTTCCTTTTCTTCGTCAGCCGACAAGTCGCGGCTTTCTTCCTTGGCCACGTTCAAGATGGCAGCAACGC